GTGCAGGCTGCGCAGTGGATGATTGACAGGCATGTTGTGAAGATGATTCTTGAGTCTGCACAGCTGCTTTCAACCGCTCATAGGTTGCTCGATGGCAGAGAGATCCCTGGCAAGTCAAAGACGGGGCGCAACGTCAAGCGCTGGGTCCTTGATGATGCCAGGGACAATGTGGTGTATCAAGCCACGCACGTCAACCATCCGTCAGCTGTCTGGGCCCGTGAGTCAGTTGAGAACTACAGCTGGCTCGTAGATCACTTCTTTGCTTTAGGTGAAGAGTACACGTACCGCTATAACAAGAAGCATAAATGCTTTGGTGAGCTGAGTTACCAGCTGCAGTCACCACCCAAGAACCTGACAAAGTTTGAGATGACTAAGATGCCTTCTGCAATGGACGTGAAGTACATTGTGGGAGATGATCCTGTTGCCAATTACAGAAATTACTATAAGATGGGGAAGTCAAACTTCCACAGCTGGAAGAATCGTCAACCTCCTGAATGGATAGCAGAATGACAATGATTTCGTCAATGTCCCGGTTTTGCTAAATATGACATATCACAAACAGGAGACTCTGATATGTCGCAAAGCAAATATGTATCCGGCAAGTTCTTTACAGGAGAGCCCTGTAAGAATGGTCACGTGGCGGAGCGTTGGAAATATAACGGAATGTGCGTTGAGTGTAAGCGCGAATCTGACAAAGCTTCAAACTTGAAGGCGGGTAAGAGATACCGTGTAAAAAAGGAGTATGGTCTTACCATTGAGCAGGTATCAAGCATGAGTGATGCACAAAATCATCGATGTGCAATCTGTGATGATCCTTTCAACGGTACACACCACACACAGATCGATCACTGCCACACAACAGGCAAAGTTCGGGGTCTGTTGTGTATCAATTGTAATTGGCTGCTAGGCAAATCACGTGATAATCCATCACTGTTGCGGAAAGCTGCAGAGTACCTAGAAACGACAAAGGAGAAACAATGTCTTACCAACCAGTGACCTACAAGTATATCTCTACAAAGGAATATCACAATGCCTTCCCTTGTGCCTATAGACAACATAGAGCAGATTCTCACTGCAACCTGATCCATGGCTACTCGTTCTCTATGAAGTTCTACTTTGGTACGGACAACCTGGATGTTCGTAACTGGGTTGCTGACTATGGTGGTCTCAAGGAGCTTAAGAAGGCTCTTGAAGACCAGTTTGACCATACTCTACTGGTTGCGCAGGACGATCCTGAGCTTGAGACGTTCAAGCTTCTCGAGCAGAAGAAGATGGCCAAGCTGACCATCCTGCCTCGCCTCGGGTGTGAGGGTCTTGCCGATCAGCTGTACAAGTATGTGAATGGTGTGTACATTCCTGAGATGTGGGGTCCTGCAGAGGCTGAGCGTCTGTGGTGCTTCAAGGTAGAGGTTCGCGAGACGATTGCTAACATGGCCTATCGTGAAGGCCATCGCGAATGGAATGAGGATCTGTTTGATGTCTAAGATTAAGGTCTCTGAAATCTTCTACTCGCTGCAGGGCGAAGGTCAGTACGTGGGTGTGCCTAGCTTGTTCTTGCGTACGTTTGGCTGTAACTTCACCTGCTCTGGCTTTGGTATGCCTCGTGGGCAGCTCAGCACCGAACGCGATCGCGTTGCTGCTAACATCGACAACTACGGTGACTACAAGGAGCTTCCTCTCGTTGCCAGTGGTTGCGACTCTTATGCCTCGTGGGATCCACGTTTCAAGCATCTGTCGCCCATGCTTACGGTAAGTGCAATTGTTGATCGTATGCAGGAGCTGCTGCCCGAAGGTAAGTTTGGCAGAGACAAGCATCTGATCATCACTGGTGGTGAGCCGCTACTTGGTTGGCAGCGTTCTTTCCCTATGCTGCTAGATGAGATCTATCATCGCAACATGGGTCTGCAGTCTGTGACGTTTGAGACTAATGGCTCTCAGATGCTGAGCGATGACCTTGGTGATTATCTGGCTGAGAAGGCATATGATGATGGACTGGAGATCGTTTGGTCAATCTCTGCCAAGCTCCCCTCGAGTGGTGAAGCTTGGGAAGATGCGATTCGTCCCGATGCTGTCAACAGCTACCTCAGCCTGACAACCTGCAGGGCCTACTTCAAGTTTGTTGTTGCCACAGAGCAAGACATCGAGGATGTTGGGCGAGCTCTGGATGAGTATGCACGTGAAGGTATTGACCTTCCTGTGTATCTGATGCCTTGTGGCGGCGTCAACTCTGTGTACGACATGAACGAGCGCAAGGTTGCAGACTTCTGCCGCGACAATGGCTATCGCTTCTCTCCGCGGATTCAGGTTCCCTTGTACAAGAATGAATGGGGCACCTAATCTAAATAACCAAGCAACAGGTAATCTAGTGGTTGCACCCGTAAGGGTTTTTCATTAGCAAGGCTGACAGCCCTTCCTCCTTTTGCTGTCGTTAATTAACTCGAAGGAGATACCACTATGTCTAAGAACAACCCTCAGCTGGGTATTGAAGTTAACGAGTATCTGACTAAGCTCGGAATCAACACGCCTCTCACTAGCAATGTCTCCTTGGATCGCAAGGAGAAGATTGAGAAGATCACCCACCTTACAGCTCAAATGCTTGAAGTCCTTGGTCTGGATCTGACGAACGACTCGTTGGAGGAAACTCCTCTGCGAGTGGCTAAGATGTATGTTGATGAGATCTTCTCTGGCCTGCGTACGGACACCTTTCCTAAGTGCACCACCGTAGAGAACGCCTTCTGTAGCGGTGATGAGTTTGTTTTGGAGAAGAACATCACTCTGTACTCTGACTGCGAACACCACCTGCGTCCTATCATTGGTAAGGCTCATATTGCCTACATTCCTGGCAAGCGTGTGCTGGGGCTGTCTAAGCTCAATCGCATCACGCAGTACTTCGCTCAGCGTCCTCAGGTGCAGGAGCGTCTGAACCAGCAGATTGCTCATGCGATCGCCTATATCACTGATTCGCCTGACGTGATGGTTGTGATTGAGGCTGCCCACACGTGCGTGTCGCAGCGTGGCATCAAGGACACGAACAGCTCTACGGTTACGGCAACGTGCCTGGGGCAGTTTGGGGAACATAATTCCACGCTGCGCAAGGAAGTGATGGCAAACATCAATCGCTGAAAAATCAATAGGTTAGCGCTAACCCCCTGATAAAATTGATAACCCCCGGAAACCCCGGGGGTTATTTTTTTTTGAAAAAAGTTGTTGACCTTTTTATGGGATAGGGGGATTATAGCCAAAGTTACAACCGAACGGAGATGTTCACACAATGGCTACCAAGATCGAAATGGCTGTCGAGCTGTACAAGCAGAACGAGGGTATCTCGAATGCAGACTTCATGCAGCTGCTCATGACCAACCTCGGTATGACTCAGCTGGGTGCACGGACGTACTGCTACAACGTCCGCAAGCAGGTTGGTGCTCCCATCACTCAGAAGGAGCGTACTAAGAAGGCACCTGTAGCCAAGAAGCCTCGTAAGGCTGCTGCCAAGGACGATGCTGCTCCGACTGGTCCGACGACCACCGACATTCCCTACGAGCAGCTCTCGGCGGAGATGAAGCGCAAGATCAAGTTCAAGAACGTCTGCGCCTAACGCACCATGAAGGTCTATCTTGCCAAGTTTCAGATTGGGGATAGGGTGGCCTATAAGATTGGGCACACCAAGTACTTCAACTGCATCAATCGGTTTCAAGATCCCCAATACGATGTCTTCGATGAGATTGCTATTCTCCGCGACATCAACATCCAGCACGAGAGCGCTGTCACAGCTCGTCTGGTAGCCAATGCTGTCGAGGCTACCCTTCAATGTATGTATCCTAAGAACTTTAGGCTCGAAGAGCACTTTATGACCGAGCAAAATTACTTCGACAAACTTTCTGGCATCACGGAGATGTTTGTGTTGACAGAACAGCAATCTGAGGATATGTTGGTCGAACTATTCCAGCGTGTTGCTACCAAGCTGTTTTGGGTAATGAGGGAGAAAACCTATGTTTAATAGCGGCAAGTCTATCTGGGTGACCTTTCAGAAGGAAGGCATCCACCTGTATCCTCAGGCTGCCACAGACCCTGCTCTGGCTTCTGTAAGCTTCCTGGGCTACCCTCATCGACACATCTTCCACTTCCGTGTTGAGCTCGAGGTGTTCCATGATGATCGTGATGTTGAATTCATTATGTTCAAGCGAGAGCTTGAGCAGCTGTATGGTGATGGGATTCTAGACCTGAACCGCAAGTCGTGTGAGATGATCTCGGACGAGCTTGCAGTGTACATTAAAGATAAATACCCTGGTCGCGATTTGCAAATCACAGTCAGCGAAGATGGGGAAAACGGCGCTACTTGCAGGTACCCCTCTTCGTAATAAAGGGAGATCTCAATGAAAAACTATTCCAGCTACGTACGCATTATCAAGGAAGCTGCTACCCTGCATCCGGATGCAGTACACTACTCGCCGCATGAGGGTAGCCACATGCAATTCAAGGTTCACAAGGTTGGCTCTAACTTTACGAAGCACGTAAAGGCAGGCGATGTTGTGAAGTCGTCTGAAATTGATGACCTTGCTGATGCAGGTGCAAAGCTCAAGCAGATCAAGAGCGCACCCAAGAAGTAACATCTACAATTACATTATGGAGATTTGATGAGTATTTCGTTCTGTCACATTGCGCCCGTTCCGCATCTCGACCTCGTCAGGGGTCGAGATGTTCACCTCGTTCTAGCTCATCTCGTTGAAGAGGATGAGCAGTACGTAAACTTCTATCTGGAAGAGAAGGAACGGAATCCCAAGACCCGTATCATCCTCGATAACTCTGCCTTTGAGCTGTACAAGCGAGGGCTGCCAATGTATCCGTCCGACAAGCTGATTGCTATGGGCGAGCGGATCCAGGCTGACTACATAGTTATGAGTGACTACCCTGCTGAGCCTGGTGAGAAGACGATTGAGTCTGCCAAGGCTCTTGCTCCGCTGTTCCACGAAGCTGGTTTCAAGACGTTCTTTGTCCCTCAGTCTAAGATTGGAGATGAGAAGGATCTGGTCCAAGGGTTCCGATGGGCTGCTGACAACCCTCAGCTGGTTGACTACATCGGTGTTTCAATTCTGGCTGCACCCAACGCATATGGTGTTGAGCGTGGTAATAAGATGCAGCGATTCAATTCTCGCCTTCGGCTGATGTATGCGATGAGCCAGCAAGCCATCTTCTTTGACATCAAGCACAATGGGCAGCTGGTGCACTTCCTGGGTATGGTTGATGGGCCCAATGAGATCATGTTCCACTCTCCCTTTGCCAATTGGATTGACACCTGGGACTCGTCTAGCGCAGTGTGGGCTGGTCTGAATGGAATTGCATATGACAACACTCCTACAGGTCTGCGTGACGGCAAGTTTGAATTAGAAGTTGACTTTAGCTTCAAGACCGATGATGATGCACTGATTACCCTGGCAAAGGACAATATGAATTATATTGACCGACTTTGCTTTGGATACCTGTGGGGAGACAAGCGAAATGTATAAGTACCGAGAGGATGAGATCCTCAAGGAGCTAAGCGAGTATATCGCTTCGACGTACGGGCAGCACTACGCGGCTGGTACGATTCAGACGATTGATGTCTGGGAGGCTCTTGGCATCGAGAAGGAATCGTGCCAGTCCAATGTTCTAAAGTATGCAATGCGGTATGGTAAGAAGAAGGGCTACAACAAGGCCGACCTTCTTAAGATCCTCCACTACACGATCCTGTGGTGGCACTATACCCAACCAGGTGGAGAAGAGAAGTGATTCATATTGCTGGACCAAACACCACATCATCGCTGACCAACATACAGCAAGGGGACGTTCAGCCCAACGCTGTTGACCTTCGTCTAGGCAAGGTGCTTCGCATTAGACCTTATAACTTCATCCTGAGCGAGGATGTGAAGAGCCATCGTGGGTCGGAGGAATTGCTACCCGACGACAATGGTTGGTGGGAGATTCAGCCTGGCTCATATGAAGTTGTTATGGAAAACATCATCACCGTTGGGCCCGATGAGGCTGGCTGGGTGATCACTCGCTCGACACTGAACCGCAATGGTGTGTTTCTGACGTCGGGTCTGTATGACTCTGGTTATAATGGTGTGATGGCTGGCTGCATGCATGTCACAGCGGGACCCATGATGATTAAGCGTGGCACTCGTGTTGGGCAGCTTCTTCTGTTTAAGTCTGAAGCACTGTCTATGTACAACGGAAGTTATGGGCTGGGTAAGGCTCATGATACAAAATATATCTAATCAAGAAGGGTTACATGATGGAAATCTCTATCTCTATTGAAGAGCTTCGTAAGCGTAAGTTGTTCCTGGCAGCCCCCATGTATGGCGGTCAGTGTGCTGGCATGTTTGCCAAGTCGGTTGCTGACTTGACAGCTTTCTGCACCAGTCATGGTATTGAAATGCGTTCTTACTTCCTGTTCAACGAGTCGTTGATCACTCGTGCTCGTAACTACTGCGTTGATGAGTTCATGCGCTCTGGTTGCACACACATGATGTTCATTGACTCGGACATTGGGTTTGATCCCAAGGACGTTCTGGGAATGCTTGCACTCCAGGGCGAAGACACTGAGTATGATGTCCTTGCCGGTCCCTATCCCAAGAAGTGCATCTCGTGGGAGAAGATCAAGCTGGCCGTTGATAAGGGCATTGCTGACGAGGATCCCAACATTCTCGAGCGCTATGTTGGTGACTATGTCTTCAATCCAAAGGGCGGTGGCGGCAGTATCCGCATCGACATCCCTGTGGAAGTTTCCGAGGTTGGTACCGGGTTCATGATGACCCGGCGTTCTGCCTTCGAGAAGTTTGAGAAGGCATATCCTCAATACAGCTACAAGCCCGATCATGTTCGTACCGAGGCCTTCGACGGTTCTCGAGAGATCATGCAGTACTTCCAGGCTGAGATTGATCCAGACTCCAAGCGCTACCTGTCTGAGGACTATTGGTTCTGTCGCAAGCTGCAGGACATTGGCCTCAAGATCTGGTACTGCCCGTGGATGAAGCTGCAGCATGTTGGCTCTTACATCTTTGGTGGATCGCTGATCGATCTGGCTCAGATCGGTGCTCCTGCTACGGCAGATACTGGCATGCTTAAGAAGTCAAAGAAGTAATTGACTTTTCAGTGAAATCGTTGATAGTGCCATTCTGGGTGGCAATATGGAGTTTACATGATGCAGCTTAATGTGAAGACTATCAACGTTCTCAAGAACTTCAGCACGATCAATCCCTCGATCGTGCTGAAGCCTGGGAATGTTGTCACTACTATCTCGCCGAATAAGACTATCATGGCGAAGGCCACAATCCCTGATGAGTTTGAAGGGACATATGGTATCTACGCACTGAACCGATTCATCAGTGCTCTGTCTCTGTTTGAGAATCCCAGCATCGACTTTGGCAAGGAGAGCGCTCGTATCTCTTCTGAGAATCGCTCCGTTGTTTACCACTACAGCGATCCTTCTGTGATCATGGTTCCACCCGATCGTGAGATCAAGCTTCCCACTGTGGATGTTGAATTCAAGCTGACCGAGCGTAACCTGCAGATGGTTATGAAGGCTCTGGGTGTTCTGTCCCTTCCTGAGATTGCTGTTGTTGGTGATGGTGAGACTGTCTCGCTACAGGCTATTGACTCTAAGGCTGGGTCTGCAGACACCTACAGCATCGAGGTCGGTCACACCGATAAGGTTTTCCGAGCCATCTTCCGTGCTGAAAACATGAAGATGATGGGTGGTGACTATACTGTGAAGCTCTCTTCTAAGGGCATCTCTCAGTTTATTGGTCTGGAAGCTGAATACTGGATTGCGATTGAAGCTACCAGCACCTGGTGATTTTGCTTGACTTTGTGTCAAGGGGGGAGTAGGATAGTGCTACTCCCCCTTTCTTTTTATGATGGAGATGTGAGATGGGTAAGCCTTATAATAAGTTTGTAGCCGAGCCGTTCACCAACAAGATTGGGCAGACGATCAATCCCGGTGATCGCGTAGCCTATGTGAGCATGTATGGTAAGCGTGTTTATCAGAACACGGGATGGTTTGATGGTGTCTTCAAGGACCCTGAAAACGGATCTGTTGTTCTGACTCGTATTCGCGGTATCCACAACAAGAAGACCATGGCGACGGGTAAGATTCTCACCCACACCTATCAAGCGTGGTCCTTTCGAGAGAATGCATACGTCCAGCGCTCTTACGAATACCCTGAAACTGTAGAGGTTGATGTTGAGCCTCATGGTATGACTAACCTGCAGTGCCACCGTATCTTTAAGATTTGAGGTAAGCAATGCTCGAGCAATTCTTGTGGGTGGAGAGGCACCGTCCGAAGACGATTGCCGATACCATTCTGCCTGCTGATCTAAAGCAAACGTTCCAGCAGTTTGTGGATCAGAAGAACATTCCTAACCTGATCCTGTCCGGCTCTGCTGGCATTGGTAAGACGACTGTGGCACGTGCCATGCTCGAGGAGCTTGGTTGCGACTACATCATTATCAACGGATCGATGAATGGCAATATTGACACGCTACGCAATGACATTCTCAACTTTGCCTCTGCTGTCTCTCTGCAGGGTGGTCGCAAGTATGTGATTCTGGATGAGGCTGACTACCTGAACCAGAACTCTACTCAGCCAGCTCTTCGAAACTTCATGGAAGAGTTTTCTAAGAACTGCGGCTTCATCCTGACTTGTAACTTCAAGAACCGGATCATCAAGCCGCTGCATTCGCGATGCTCGGTGATTGACTTCAAGATCGGCAAGAAGGACATGGCCAAGCTGGCCGTGCAGTTCTTGAAGCGTGTCGAGTGCATTCTCAAGAAGGAGAGTGTTGAGTACGATAAGGCTGTTGTTGTTTCTGTTATTGAATCCTTCTTCCCCGACTGGCGACGGGTTCTGAACGAGCTGCAGCGCTATTCGGCTCTTGGTAAGATCGATAGCGGGATCCTATCTAGCTTCCAGAATGTGTCGATGCAGGAGCTGTTTGCTGCCTGTAAGGCTAAGAAGTTTGACGATGTCCGTAAGTGGGTTCATGACAACGCTGACCAGGATCAGAATGTCATCTTCCGCAGTGTCTATGAAGC